TGCGGAGGAATATCTCCGCGAACATGAGTGCAAAGAATTTGTCCTTGAAACTGTCCGGAATTTTTTTCAAATTCCTTTAACATATTATACGGAATAATATCTATACCAAAATCAGATAAATACTCAAAAGAGTCAACGACTTCTACTTTGGAATTTAGCCTATTAGTTGCACGTTTAAGATAAGTTAAAAAAGTAGTGTCTTTTTTAACCATTTCATGATTACCACTGTAAATAACAGTAGGTTTAGTAAAACTAGCCACTAGGTCAAAGTAAAGCTCTACTTCATCCATTGTTGGCAATCGGTCAAAGATATCACCACCAATAATAATTATATCAGCTTTAGTTTGCATTTCTGCAAGCTGATCTATAAATAGCTGAAACCTATTCTTTGCCCAATCTACGGGAACATTTTTTTGACCTAGTTTTATGTGAATATCTGCTGTAAATAATAGGTGCATTTTTATAGTGATAAAATAGCCTGCTAAATCAGCGACTTAGCAGGCTTAGGTTTAAGACAAATCTTTTACAGCTTCACGTTCGCT